CGCAGTGCGGGCGAGGACAACATGCTCATGTCCATTCCGCTTGATCCGGAGATGATGATGCGTCTCATCAAGATTCATCGTGCGATGGGCGGATGGAGCACGGGGATCAGCGATGAACTCTGATTCAGTCCGTATCCCGGAAGGCGTAATAGTCGTGAAGGACATCGTGGATCGGCTTTGGATCTGCCCGCATTTCATCACGGGGGATCGATTCGGATACCCAGTGACGATGCCAAACGAGATGACGAAGCGGAATCAAGAGGAACGAATTGAAGCGGCTAAAGAAATCACCCGACTCCGAACTGAAGTGCTTGGAAACAAGCAAAGGATTCAGGATCAGGACGCGATTATGGCCGAACTGTGGGAGCGGATTCACTCCCTCACCGCCGAGCGCGACGAGGCGAGGCGAGAACTTGAGCGGCTCTACGATGAAAAGTTCAAGGGCAACGGTGCGTTGGACTTGCTTGCAGATCTAGACGAGGAGTGTGGCCTGTGAACGTCGAACTAATCGAAAAGATGGGCAACGACCACTCGGTCGTCAACGCCGCCCGCGTCTCCTTCGCAAACATCGCGTCTAACTACACGGACGAGAAGAACGCCCGACTCATCTACTATTTGGCCCGACACGGCCACTGGTCACCCTTTGCCCATGCCTTCCTCTCCTTTCGCATCAAAGCTCCGATCTTTGTCGCCCGTCAACTTGCGAAGCATCAGGTTGGGCTGTCGTGGAACGAGGTCAGCCGTCGTTACGTCAGCGTCGAGCCTGAGGTCTGGATCCCGGATGCCTTCCGAAAGTCCGCAGACAACGTCAAGCAAGGAAGCTCCGAAGCGTTCGTGGAGAACGATCGGGTTGTTCAGGATTATCGGTATGCGGTCGCCCTCGCCCTCCGCACCTACAACACGCTCCTCAGTGAAGGCGCGTGTGCTGAAATGGCTCGTGCTGTGCTTCCTCAGGGGATGATGACGGAGTGGGTCTGGAGCGGTTCGCTGTACGCATTCCACAGGGTTGTCGAACAGCGCACGACCGAGTATGCTCAGCGGGAGACGAAGGAAATCGCCACGCAGATTTCACAGGTCTGCATGGAGCAGTTCCCGATTTGTTGGGCCGCGCTACACATGAGCTGAGCACATAGGAGGAAACTATGCTTGTTGAGAATCTTGGTGATGTTGCATACTTCGACATCGAAACGAACATGGGCAGGGACTGGCTGTTCCTGAGCGACTTCACGAAGCTGCACTGCATTGCAATTTCGATGAACGGCGAGACGCCCGTTGGCTACGGGGAGAGAGATCTCGACAAGGCTCTTGATGTCCTGTCCAAAGCTGACACGGTGATCGGTCACAACATCCTGCGGTTCGATCTTCGCGTCCTGTCGAAGTTCGGCTTCAAGCCGAAGGCGGCTCTGGACACGCTGATCTGCTCCCGATTGATCTGGCCTGAGATCATCGCTGAAGATCTTCGGCGGGCGCACTTCCCGAAGGAGATGTACGGAAGCCACAGCCTGAAGGCTTGGGGCCACAGGCTCGGTGTTCTTAAGGGGGACTTCAGCGAGAAGGGGAACTTCGACGTCTTCTCTGAGGAGATGTTGGAGTACTGCCGCAACGACGTCACCGTCACTCGACACCTCCATGATGCGATCGTCCGTGAGGACTTCTCTCACAACTCTTTCGAACTAGAGCACGATTTCGCCCGGGTAATCATTGAGCAGGAGAAGAACGGGTTCACGTTCGACTCCGCCTCGGCGCACGGGCTGATGTCCACACTGACTGCCCGCAAGCTTGAGATTGAGGGTCATCTCAAGACGATGTTCCCTGCTCGTATCGTGCAGCTGAAGACGAAGCAGAAGATCATCCCGTTCAACCCGGCTAGCCGAGTACATATCGCGGATGGCCTGATTGAGAAGTACGGATGGAAGCCCGACAAGTTCACGGATGGCGGTCGGCCCCAGATCGACGAAGTAGTCCTCAGCAAGCTCGAATACCCTGAGGCGAAGCTTCTGTCGGAGTATCTGCTCGTGGACAAGCGTCTCGGGCAGATTGCTAACGGAGACAATGCGTGGATCAAGTTGGAAATCAATGGCAAGATCCACGGCAGGGTCAACACGAACGGTACGGTCACGGGCCGCTGTTCTCACTCCAACCCGAACATGGCTCAATGCCCCCGGGTAGGGAGCCCATACGGCAAAGAATGCCGTAGCCTGTTTACGGCCTCCCCTAACAGGGTCTTGGTCGGCGTGGACGCTTCCGGCCTTGAGCTGCGCTGCCTAGCGCACTTCATGGCGCAGTACGACGACGGCCAATACGCTAAGATCGTCTGCGAGGGGGACGTCCACACGGAGAATCAGAAGGCTGCGGGTCTGGAGACTCGCAACCAAGCGAAGACGTTCATCTACGCGCTGATCTATGGCGCAGGAAACGCTAAGCTCGGCTCGGTGGTTGGTGGAGGGCCGAAGCGCGGCGCAAAGCTGAAGAATGACTTCTTCAAGCGGTTTCCTGCGATTAGGCTGCTCAAGGATCGGATCGACCTGATCCTTCAGCGGCGTTCTTACTTGATCGGACTTGACGGCAGGAAGCTGCATATCCGATCCAAGCACCTCGCACTGAATACTTTGCTTCAGTCTGCGGGTGCTCTATTGGTGAAGAAGGCGACGATTATTGCTGCGGAGGAGTTTACTCGGCGTAAACTAGACGTCCGACAAGTCGCCCACGTTCACGACGAAATCCAGTACGATTGTGCCAAGGAGGTGGCCGATGAGGTTGGTGACATTGCGGTCAACGCAATCAAAGAAGCAGGGAAGCACTTCGGATTCCGTTGCCCACTCTCCGGAGAGTACAAGGTTGGACGGAACTGGGCCGAAACCCATTGACTTGGCATACGCGGCGGGATACATCGATGGGGAGGGCTGCTTCAGGTGGGGCAGCTCTCCCCGAGTATCCGTCAAAACAACGTATCCACACATCCTCAAGTGGCTACAGCACACGTTCGGAGGAACGGTCAGCCGATCAACGATCGGAGATGGAACGTCCCGCTCCGCCTTCGAGTGGAACATTTATGGCAAAGGCGCAATCGCCGTGTGCGGGCTTCTGTTACCATATCTGAAGGAAAAGCGCGAACAAGCGTCGATCCTAATGCAGATCATGGAGTTCCCCCCGAACAGTGAAGCCCGCCGACGACGCATTGAGTCGCTCGGCAAGATGAAGAGGATTGATTATGGAGTCTGACAGCCCATCGCCTATCGAATACTTCAGCACTAAGGATCTTCTCAAGGAAGTCCAGAAGCGATTCGATGATGTCCTGTTCGTCGGGTACATGAACAAGACGACTGACAACGATCACTACACGTTCTTCTTCAAGGGTTCATGTCACGGAGTCGCAGGACTCGCGGACATGGTCAAGCGTGTCATGGAGGACACTAATGAGCACACTCATTCTGATTGATGGCGACATTCTGCTGTATCAAATCTGCGCCGCAGCAGAGCAACCGTTCTACTGGGGGGATGACCTCTGGACGCTTCACGCCGATGAGCGCGAAGTCCGTGAGCGGATCGACAACGAGATGACTTCGCTCAAGGACGAGCTGAAGGCTGACAAGGCGATCATCGCTCTAAGCGGAGAGACGAACTGGCGCAAGATCGTCCTCCCGAGCTACAAGGCGAACCGAAAGGGTACGCGCAAGCCTGTCGTCTACAAGGCGGCTAAGGAGTACGTCCGTAGCGTCTACAGCGTTGCGGAGTACCCGAACCTCGAAGCTGATGATGTCCTCGGCATCTACGCTACCGACAAGAAGATCAAGGGTAAGAAGATCATCGTGTCAGCCGACAAGGATCTGAAGACGATCCCCGGCTTCCTGTACAACCCGGAAAAGGCCGAGCTCGGCATTCAGGAGATCAGCAATGAACAAGCGGATTGGAATCACATGTACCAGACCCTCGTCGGCGACACTGCGGACGGGTACACAGGCTGTCCGGGGGTTGGGCCGAAGACTGCTGAAAAAGTTCTTGGCCCCGTTCGTGGGGGGAACCTCTGGGAAGCTGTTGCCGCCGCCTATTCAGACGCCGGACTTGGTGAAGGCGAAGCACTCGTGCAAGCACGGGTCGCCCGCATTCTTCGTTGCGGGGAATACGACCCAGTTTCTACCCGAATTGACCTCTGGAGCCCCGATGAATCGCGATCAACTGCTGAATCTGCATCGTGAGATCTGCGGTCGTGCTTACGACCTGATGTGCCGCAAGAACGCCGATTACAGCGGCGGAAACAACGGCAGCAACCCGTTCCTGAACTTCACCCGCTGCGAAGCGATGGGCATTACGACGACTGAGCGAGGATTCCTCGTCCGGATGACGGACAAGATGAGCCGCCTGAGCACTTTCTGCGACACCGGGACATTCCAAGTCGCGGACGAAAAACTGGAAGACACGATTGAAGACGTCATCAACTACAGCATCCTCTTTCTCGCCTACGTCAAGTCAAAGAAGGCAGTCGGATCGGGGGCTCAGGCCGTGGCCGGAGGTCGCACGACTGTTCAACGAGAAGAATGGAACGAATATGACGCAGTACCTCGCTGCGGCGATCGGGAGTCAGGCACTGAATAAGCTTCGGCGAGTGCTTACGGACGGAGGAAAGGAAATAGATGACTATACGGAATCGCGATGAAGTTCCGGATGTGCCGAAAGCTCTACTTTCGGCTCTAGAAGCGGCAATTCCATCACGTTGTCCAGACATTTCCACCCCCGATCGCCAGATTTGGCACTACTCGGGGCAGCGATCTGTCGTGGAAATGCTTCGTTCATGGCACGACGCCCGTTATAACCCCGAACAAACAGAGGACTGACATGTGCTCTCGCCCTAAGGCTCCCCCGGCTCCTCCCCCGCCGCCGCAGCTCCCCCCTGCTCCCCCTCCGCCGGAGCCGAGCATCAAGATGATGTCTGAGGAGACGGGCCAGACGCGGGCAGGACGTCAGGCTGAGCCCGGTATGGGCGGAGTTGAGAACGTGTTCGCTTACCTCACTCAGCGGCGTGGTAAGCGCGCCCTCACGATTCCCCGGGCATAACAAATGATTCAAGGGACGGCTCAAAGTGAATACTCAAAGTTGGAGTCTCTCCGCAGTGCGTTCCTTGAACGCGCTCGGGACTGCTCCCGCTTGACGCTTCCGTCCCTTATTCCAGACGAAGGATCCACTACGGATAAGCGGTTTCCTACGCCGTTTCAGTCCGTAGGTGCTCGTGGGGTGAACAACCTTGCTAGCACTCTTCTGCTTTCACTCCTCCCACCTAATGCACCTTTCTTCAGGTTGCTTGTGGACGAAACTGCTCTTCGCAAGATGCAGTCGATGGATCCTCAAATCAAGGCCGAAGTCGAGAAGTCGATGAGTCAGCGTGAGCGGCTCGTCATGCGCGAGATCGAAGCTCAGGCGATCCGCGTAGCTACTTTCGAGGCGGTCAAGCACCTCATCGTCGGCGGCAACGTCGGCCTGTACTTCCCGGTTGACGGCGGTTCTATGCGGGTCATCCGCCTTGATCGCTACGTTGTCAAGCGGTGTCCTGAGGGTTGTGTCGATAAGGTGATCATCAAGGAGAGCATCTCTCCGTCGATGGTTCCCCCCGGCCTGAACCTTGAGAAGTCGAGCTTCGATCAGCCGTATCTCGACATGTACACCTGTATCCGTTCCATCGGGGACGGCAAGGTCGAGATCTTCCAAGAGGTCAAGGGGCAGATCATCCCCGACAGCTACAAGATCATCGAAAAGTCGAAGTCGCCGTTCATCGCCCTGCGGATGATCCGGGTCGATGGCGAGGACTATGGTCGCGGCTACGTCGAGCAGTACCTCGGTGACCTGAAGAGCCTTGAGGGGCTCATGCAAGTCATCGTCGAAGGCTCTGCGGCGATGGCGAAGATGCTGATCCTCGTCGCCCCGAACGGCACTACGCGGGCGGCTACGCTTGCGAAGGCTCCGAACGGCGCGATCCGCGAAGGCAACGCCGCCGACGTCTCCGTCCTTCAGGCGAACAAGGCGATGGACTTCTCCGTCGCTCAGCAGACCGTTAATACGATTACGGAACGGCTCTCCTACGCATTTATGCTTACGGAAGCCTCAATTCGTAATGCGGAGCGGGTTACTGCCGAAGAAATACGTTTGGTCACCCAGAGCATCGAACGTCAGCTCGGAGGTGTTTACAGCCTCCTGTCGCTCGAATTCCAGCTCCCCCTCGTCAACAAGATCATGGATCAGATGGAGCGCGGCAAGAAGCTGCCGAAGCTCCCGAAGAAGTTCGTCACCCCGACGATCATTACGGGCATTGACGCCCTTGGGCGTGGTAATGACCTTCAGCGGCTTGATCTGTACCTTCAGGGCATCGGCCAGATGGTCGGCCCGGAAGCCCTCAGCCAGACGATCAATATCCGGGAGTACATGAACCGCCGCGCTGCCGCCCTCGGCATCGATACGGAAGGTCTTGTGAAGACCGAAGAGCAGATCATGGCCGAGCGTCAGGCTGAGCTGCAACAGGAATACATGCAAATGATGGCATCTCCCGCTGCACAGGCGGGCTTGCAGACGTATCTTAGTCAGCAGGGCCAACTAGGTCAGCAGGGATAAACACACATGAGCGTTGATCGCATCGAAATCCGGAACGACACTGCAACTCGCATCCATGAGCCTTCCGCGCAGCCCGCTGCGGCGCAGGACATCGTTAATGGTCAGCCTCAGGCACAGCCTCAGGCGACCGGGGATCGTCCTGAATGGCTTCCTCCGAAGTTCCAGAACCCTGAAGAGCTTGCTCGGGCGTACTCGGAGCTTGAGTCTCGGTTTACTCAGGTAAACCAACAGAACTTCGGTGACAAGGCCGCTCAGGCGAACATCTCCGACGAAGAGATGCGCTCGTTTTCGAACGAGTTCATGCAGCTCGGGACGCTGAGTGACAAGAGCTTCAAGGATCTTGAAGCCCGCGGTATCCCGCGCTACGTCGTCGAAAGCTACATCGAAGGCCAGAAGGCTGTCGCTGAATCTCAGGTCGCTGCGATCTACAACAACGTCGGCGGTCAGGAACAGTATCAGCAGATGATTGAGTGGGCTGCTGACAACCTCCCCGACAACGAGATCGATGCGTTTAACGCGATGATTGATTCTGGTGATTCGTCGTCGATCACGTTTGCCGTCCGTGGCCTTCAGGCCCGTTTCTCGTCGGCTGCGGGTATGCCCCGGCTGATGCAGGGTGGCACGGCTGGCCCCGGCACGTCGCCCTTCCGTAGCCTCGCCGAAGTCACGGCTGCTATGCGTGATCCGAAGTACCGCGTCGATCCTGCGTACCGCAAGGACGTTGAGGCGCGGCTTGCGATCTCCAACGTCTTCTGATGCGTCTGTACCCATCGCTGCTAATTCTTGGTGGGTGCAGCGCATCACAGGAAATCGGATCTAAGGCAAATGCGATACGAACAGACGCGCAGCTCCTCATTGACCACGGAACGACGATTCAAGATCCGGTGGTCGTTGGGGCTGCTACTCGCATCGATGCTTCTGCTGCTAGCATCCACGTTCTACTTCCTCGCGTAGAAGACCAAGTTCCTGCTTGGCTGACTACGATGCAGTGGGGTTTGATTGCAGTCATCGCAGTAGCTGTTATCGTGTTCCTGTGGCAAACGGGACTAGGCAACGTAGTTCGAATCGCTATTGGGTGGATTCCTCGGAAAACCCAAATCGACGCGAACCTCGCCGCTGACGTCCTAGATGAGTCTCGTCCTGAGAGCGCACGGGAATACTTTGCAGCCCGACGTGCGGATCCTCTCTTTGATGCCGCCTTCAAGAAAGCGAAGGCGCGGGTTGCAAAGGAGAAACGATAATGGCTTCTTTCATCGGTTCAGTGTGGTTTGCCCTGCTCCTCGGCGTCTGTGGACTCTGCGTGGGCGTGTGGCTCTGCAAGAACAAGAAGATCTAAGTCCGAAGACAACTTCGGATCGACCTGTGCAAACAGGTCTATGAACTAATCGGATTCCTAGGGAACGAACGCTTCCTAGGAATCTGTCCTTTTTAGACGGCTAGTTTGGACTTGGCCCGGTGCGCCGGATAACTGAGATTGCTCCTCAACAGCCGACTAGGGGGACTCGTAATCAGCGTTCTGTCTACAACATTTTGAGGAGCAATCTCAAATGCCAAACACTTATCAAATTGGAGCCGATCCGTCTCGGCTTGGCCTTAATGCGGCCAACACTGGTCTGGGTAATAACGAACTGTTCCTGAAGCAGTTCGCGGGTGAGGTTCTCACTACGTTCGAAGAGTCGAACGTGATGATGCCTCTGCACATGGTTCGCACGATTTCGAGCGGCAAGTCTGCTACTTTCCCGGTCACTGGTGTCGCTACCGCGAAGTACCACACTCCGGGCGAGTCGATTACTGCGGAAGCGGGCTCGGTTCCGAGTCAGTCCGGCACGACTCCGTTCGCAGTCACCTTCCCTTCGACCTCAAAGTATCTGTCGAAGTTCGCCCACTCTGAGCGCATCATCAGCATCGATGACATGCTTCTCAGCGCGGCGTTCGTCGCCAACATCGACGAGGCGAAGAACCACTACGACGTTCGTAGCATCTACACCACCGAAATCGGTCGTCAGCTTGCTTACGTTGCGGACAAGAACCTGATCCGTACCGTCATCGCAGGTGCGACGCGCACGACCGATCGTTTCGGTGTTGCTTCTGGTACTTCGACGCAGTACCTCGGCTCGACGATCACCTACAACGATGAAGCAACCGGAGCTTCGCTCGGTGACGAGCTTGTTGCCGCGTTCTTCAGTGCTGCTCGTCAGATGGACGAAAAGAACGTTCCGTCTTCCGAGCGGTATGCGATCGTCACCCCCGAGGTGTACTACCAGCTCGTCGCGTTCAGCACGGACGCGATCAACCGTGACTTCAACCCTGAAGGTAACGGCAGCATTGCGGGCGGCATGATCATGTCGATCGCGGGCATCCGCATTCTGAAGTCCAACCACATCCCGACTACGGACGAAGGGACTACCGCTGTCGCTCCGCACGGCGATGCGGGCATTCAGAATGATGTGTTCGGTCATACGGGTGCTGACGGTGTCGGCTACCGCCGTACTGCCGACAGCGGCTTCCTGCGCTCGAAGGGCATCATCTTCCAGAAGGAAGCTGTCGGCACGGTCAAGCTGCTCGACCTCGGCGTCGAGAGCGAGTACCAGATCGACCGTCAGGGTACGCTGATGGTCGCGAAGTACGCGATGGGCCACGGCATTCTCCGCGAGGAGTGCTGCTACTGGCTGCGTGGCGATCTGGTTGCGTAATCGCTACTGAGGCTGTGATCTTGGGGGCCACCATCGAAAGGTGGTGGCTCCCTTTTCTTTGGAGGACATATGGCAACGAATAAGACCACGCGACTTGAGGCAATCAACACGATGCTCTCCGTCATTGGGGAGCCTCCGGTCAACTCCCTTACTGGGGTCAATCGGGCCGATGTCCTGATTGCCTCCTCCATTCTTGACGAAGTGTCCCGCGACGTTCAGTCCGAAGGGTGGCACTTCAACACGGATGACAAGGTTCCGTTCATTCCGGACGCTAGCAACTATATTGTCGTTCCGGATAACGTCCTGCGGCTCGACATCACTGAGGAGACTTACGGCAAGGATCTCGTCGTCCGTGACGGCAAGATCTTCAACAAGAGCACCCTCAGCGACGTTTGGCAGTCCGGTACGACGATCTACTGCACCGTCGTCTATTTGTTCGAGTTCGATACGATTCCTCAGGCAGCTCGTCACTACATCACGATTCGAGCTTCCCGGATCTTCAGTGATCGAATGGTCGGCGACAAGGCTCACCACGACTACACCGCGAACGATGAGTTCAAGGCGTTGATCACCCTTAAGGAATACGAGGGTGAAACTGGTGACTACACGATGTTCGACAACTACACTATCGGCGTGATCGTCGATCGTCCCCGAATCGCACCACGAGCTTTCTGATGCTTCTAGTCAATTCCATCTCGAACTTCCTTGGCGGAGTGTCTCAGCAGCCCTCCTCCATGCGATTTCAGAACCAGTGCTCGGAGCAGACTAACGCTGTCCCGTCGCCTGTCGAGGGATTGACTAAGCGTCCTCCTACGGAGCATCTGAAGAACCTTCTCGACGGATCTTCCGCTGATCTCGTGTACTCCTCGCTGTTCGTTCACACGATTGATCGTTCGCCTGAGGAGCGGTACTTCGCCGTCTTCGGTCGAAACAACGCGACGAGCTCGGCCTTCGTTCATGTCTATGACATCAATGGCAATCGGATCGTTACGAACGTCGATTCCCCCGCCCTCACTTACATCAATGAGGCGGGCATCGATGCGAAGCTGAAGGCGATGACGATTGGAGATGTCACGTTCATCGTCAACACGAATCAGACGGTAGCTCTTGACGCAACCTTGAGTAAGTACAGCCGAAACACTACGTCAGCTCAGTTCGAGTGCATGATCTGGATTACCCAGACGAACTACAAGCGGACGCACGGCTTCACGATCAATGGCGTAACGATTCAGCACGAGACGGGTCAGCAGCAAAGCGACGATATTGGAACTGATCACATTGCGGCGCAGCTTGAGACTGCTTTCAATACTGCGAAAGCGCAGCTGACGGGCGGCAATCCGACTTATCCGACGATTCAAGGAATCACTGCTTACAGATACGCATCTGTGTTGTTCCTGCTCCGGACGAGCGGAACTAACCCGATGAACGTCAGTGTGTTTGACGACTTCGGCGGCGACGCGATCGTGCTGATCAAGGATGAAGTTCGATCCTTTGAGGATCTTCCGCCCGTTGCTCCACACTTGATGAAGATCAAGATTGCGGGTAGCCCAGAGTCTAGGGCGGATGACTACTGGGTTGAGTTCGTCCAGAGCGATACGAGTCCGAGCTCAACGATTCCTCGGTCTGGCCTATGGTTTGAGACTATCGGCCCGGGAATCAAGCAGAACTACACCTACAGCACGATGCCTCACATTCTGATCCGCGAGGCGAACGGTGAATTCAGGTTTAGGGCAGCAG